GCTTCCAGAGCCTTCAACCGGGACTAGAGTCCCCACACTCTCTTCCCCACTCACCGGAGCGTAGTAAGTACAAGTTCCTGAAGCTACAAATCCAGCTCGTAGGTTTATTTTATTACTCAGCGCAAAAACTGAGGAAGTTGCAGAAGCGGTAATGCCTTCATGGAAAGTACTTGCTGCAGAAGCTATAAGACCACTCTCAAAAGTAGTGGTTGCTGAAAATGTCTTAACCCCAGGTATCGATTGCGCACCGCCGGGTGTCCCTCCAGTATTTACTAACACGCTTCCGTTGTAAAGTGCATCGTAGTCTGATTTTTTTGTTGCACTTCCGGCTGATACTGGATTAGTTGGTATACTCATTTAATCAATACTCCTTTTAACATATTTATTCCTTACCAAAATCTTGAAACATTCCAGCTGTCGGCATCGTCCGGATCTGCAAACCCATTATCATCACACCACATTCCTGTATGTGCTTTTGCATAGGATTTTTGCGCTAATGTCCAATCTTTATCCCAAGCAGACATTTGCCCGCCGCCATAAAAAGAAGGGAATACCGCAGCATCAGCCGCCCATAACCCTACCCCAGATCCCACACCTTTAAGGTCGTCGGCTTTTATTGTGATCTCATTTTTAAGCAGATCTTTTGTGATCTCGTTTATTTCTACAATCGCGGAATCTATCCATTCAAAATAATCGTCTGTATCATTCCGTTTAAAAGATACAGAAATTCTGTCTCCAATATTTTGTTCCGCTAATTGGATCTTGCTTTTAAAAGTTATATTATTTGTTTCACTTTCAAACATAAGTCCAAGCCGTGCAAGTAATACATCGGCAGAAGTTGAGTCTGATAAATAAGTTGGTATGGTTTTACTTCTCGTAATTCCATAGAGCTGTTCTGTACTTTCTGAGGTAGATTGTTTATAACTATATTTATTTTTCCCCCAAGCTCTCCGCCAACCAACCCGAACCGTCTTTCGAATATTTTCTACCTTAGCGTTTATTTTTAATGAACCGTCTATTATATGATTATAATCTACATGAGGAATACCTGATTCAATAGTAACATCCCAAATATTGATTGCATAAACTCCATCGTTATCACTATAAAAACTACCCAAACATGACTGCATTAATTCACCGATTACTTTTAGAAACGGTTTTCTTTCTCCAATATAAGTTCCACATTTATAATCAGCTGCAGCCGTTGAAGCTATCGATATTGATGAAGTACTGAAATTATCTGAATCATAGGATATACTTAAAACATTTGAGGCAATAGCTTTTATTTGCTCAATAGGGTTTTCTTCGTTTGCAATTACAGTTGTAGTTACTTCATCCCCAACTGAAAATGTGGCTGTAGGTAGTTTAAAACTTGCAGTGGAAATACTTGAACTTAGAAAGCTTACTCCTTTATCATTGACATACACATTGGAGATCGCTGATAAAGAACAGACTGATGTGTCACATATTTTAAAACTGTGAGAACTTGTTGAAGACCCCAGAGCCGCGGTCGTGCAAATCGCCGGGACTTTAAAAACAGTTCCATGTATTAACGGGATAGCGCGCCCAATATCTTCAGTGTTGAGATTAGGGTAAGTGGTTGCATCAAACGAGTTTACCGGAATGTCTGTTTCAAGATCTGTTTTAGTATCCTCATATTTTATATCCATCATGCCGGTTGATAAATTCTTGTCGGTTATTTTACCGGAAAACATTTTCTTATATTCAGAATATGGGAGGTCTTCACCACCAAGTAAAACGGTTAATTTCTGATTGTTCCAAGCATACTTTTTATAAATCTCATCGAGAGCGCCTAAACTATTTCTAAGTGAAAGCATCCCTTTTGATATTCCGGATACACCATAATACACTTCACTTTTTTTCTGCTTAATAACTGGAATACTTAAAACAATCCCTTCGTAAAAATTATCACCAAATATTTTATCTTCAGTGGCGTAATATTTTTTCATAGCCGCGACCATTGTTTTTGCTTGCGGAAGTCCGGTAGTACATTGAACATAGATTTTATCTTTTGCATGATACCATTTACCAGCAGCTATGCCAGCCAAAGTCTCGACCTCAGTTAAAGCAGTTCCGTCTTCGTTCAGCGCGCTAACTTCCGTTGCAACCAAATCAGTGTAATAAGTTGTTCCGCTTAATAAAGTCCAATCAATAATTAAATATTTCGGTTCTATTTCGACTAAATATGTTTTGTGACTTTCAGGAGTTGTTATTAGTTTTGCAAAAGTTGTTATACTCATTTCTGCTCCTGAATAACTAATTTTTTAATTAACACCGTGGTTGTGTTTTTCAATCTGTCATAGTCAGTATCATTTAATACAAACCCATAAATTACTTTAGTCAAATCACTTTCAAGCGCGGTGTAAAAACATTTCGTATCGCCTACATTATCGAGGAAAGTTTCAAATCCTGTTTTATCAGCTGCATTATAATACGGATCTAATCCCGGAACAATTACTGTATATTGATGTATAGGATCTTTCTTGTCAAAATAAGCTGCTCCACCATAAGCATATGATTTTTTCGAGCGTCTATCTATTTTATGTTTTCTCCAACTAATAACATCATCGGTTTGATTGACCGGAGTAAACCCGTTGCCAATCCATGCTCTACCAACCTCTGAAGAAACAACGCTCCCATCATGCCAGGAAAGCTGTAACCCGTTTCCTGTAAAACTTGACGGTAATTCATAAACGGTTCTTGTGGCTGAAAGTGAAACACTCACTGAAGCCGACATAGTTCCTCCATCACGCAACCCAGAAAATGAACTAGTTTGATTTGCCAATCTAATCAACACGGTTGTCCCGGCGGGCATATTATATTTATCTAAGACAATATGCGTATTAGTTCCGGATGCTATCGTTGCCTGTAACCATGATTGAGATTGTAAAGATACGCTCCCAGAATATCCTGAAGCCCCTGAGTAATCAGTATAAGCGTCAAACCCAAGATCAACAGCAACGGTTGAGGATGCGTAATCTTTATAATATAAAGCCAACGCGGTTGCGGTAGATCCTTTTGAAAACAGAAAAGCGTTTGTTGAGGTATCATTATAAGAAACTTCTAAATTAAGTGATGTTGCGGTTCTCATTTGAGTTTGTATTTGTGTGGCTAAAGCCTCTCCAGTATAAGTTCCAGGAGAAACCACAATAACACTGGTTGCCCCGCCGTTTGCTTTAAACCCGAACGTGTCATTAAAGCCAGCAGCAACCGTAAAATAATCTTTTGTTTTCCAAACCGTTGAAAGAATATCTACCTGTACATTTTCAGCGGGCATTTGAGTAACTTCGGAACTTGGAGTAAGTGAAGCTGTATCGAGATTATTTATATAGAAATATTTTAATACGCTCATCTTATGCCCCCGCCAAAACTTGGGGATTAATTCTAAAATTCCCACGATCTGATTCTGCTGTAATAAACTCAAGCATTCCCTCACCAACTTTTTCACTGTCTAAATAAAGACTTACAGGTGTTGGTGTAATCGTCATGCCTCCTGAATCTTCACCGGCCCTCATGCTTTCCAACGTGTCAAAGTTGTCTCTTGTCTGCTGTGGAGGCATTACATATTCGCCAGTAGTAAGTGCTACATTATTTGTATCAATTCCAGGGTTTCCCGAAAATACTCCTGACTCTTCTATGCCTACTCCACCACCACGAATCATCGGCATGGGTTCGGAAGCTATTTTAGCAATAGACAGTCCGCCAGTTACACCAGCGGCAACCGCCATCGCTATTCCAAGAACAGCTGGTTTCATTGTTAACGCATTTATTACCGCTGACGCAGTATCAATAATTGCTTGAGAAATACTAAGAGCTTTATCAGTTTTAAACTGCTTTTGTTTAAGTGCTAACAAGTCAGCATCTAATTCTTCTTGTGCTGTTTCAACTGCAGCATTATGTTCTGTTTCTAATCTTTCTTGTTCTTTATCCCATGCTTCTTCTTCTTTTAATTCAGCGGCCTTCCTTGCTGTTTCTGCTTTTGCTGAAGCATCTTTTAATTTCTCCTCTTCTATTGCAGTTTTTAAAGTTTCTATCCGATCTGCTAATTCTGCTTTCTTTTTTGCATCTGTCTCAGTTGCATATTGAGCTTGTAAATCTGCTAATTCTTTTAATCTTGCTGCTTTTCTGTCTTCATCTTTTTCCGCCAAAAATGCTGCATACTCTTCTTCTTCAGCTGTTTTTATTCCAGCAGTTTCAGACATAAATTCCTGATACTCAAACTCAGCGTTTATTCTGTCTTCATATTCTTCCCTAATAATGTCCATCTTTTTTTCTGATGAACTTTTAAAAAGATCGTTAATAGACCCTAAAACAGAACTAACCGTATCTGAAATAACATTATAAACATCATGGAAAACCTGCTGTTGTTTGGACAATTCTAGTATTACCGTTTCGGTAACTTCTTCTGTCGCTTTTCCCGCTTTGGCTGCAGCCTCTCCATATTCTCTCCACATTTTTTTTGCAGCTTCGGACATGGGGACCAAGGCTTCACCGATCATGTTTTGGCCGGAAGATATAAATGATTTCTCAACAACTTCTGCAGCCTCTTCACCTTCTTCCTGTATCGCCTCATACAGATCTTTAAAGGCACTTTTCATTATGTCGGTTATATCAATAGCAGAAAATCCAAGCTCTTCAAGTTTTTTAATCTCAGCATCGTATTTTTCTTGGGCTGACATTCTGGATTCTTCAAGGGCTTTTTTTATTTCGGCTATTGTGGCAAGTCTTAACTTGTCTGCTGCAATTAAAGATTGCTTATCTGCTTCTTCTTGTATTGTAGCGGCTGTTAAATCAAGTTGATTTTGGATCTCGGCTTTTGCTAAATCATCAGCGGCTTCTTTTTTTGCTTTTTCCGCAGATATAAAAATGCTTTTATTCATGGCTATTATATCAAGCGCACCTTCAGCCCTACGCATTTTCTCAACAGCTTCCGCTTTATCTTGTGCGGATTGTACTTTCATCCCTTCGTACATTCTGCTCGTCTGCCGTTCTGCTTCGAGTTGTTTGGTCTGTAATTTTTTTAAATTCTCAGTGGCTATTTCTAAACCTTTATCATATTCATCAACACTTTCAGCAGCGCCGGTCATTGAATTATTTAAAGTAGTCTGGTCTTCTTGATAATCTTTTGCGGCTTTTTTTGCAGCGACCAAACCAGCTACTAAGATCCCTACTGCTGCAGCAATCATTGAAAGCGGCCCTAAACTAACCGAAGTAGCGATCCCAAATGCCTCCATTGCTTTACTTGCATGATCAAGAACAGATAATGTGACAATCGCTACACCAACTCCTAAAATTACATCCTTTAAACTTATGAGATCTAAGACCACAACTTTTATTGTATCAACAAACCCTTTGAAAAATTCAGCAATCTTTCCTTGATTATCCTGAAACCATGCAGTAAGTTCTGCAAATAAAATCTTAAATTGTGGAGCAACTTCTTTGCCGATAATTATTGACGTTGCTTTTAATGTAGCCTTAAGCTGATTCCATAAATAATCGAGGGCTTGTGTTTGTTTATTAAACGCGATTTGTGCAGGAGAACCTTCAGCCATCATTTTATTAATTGTCTCAACTTCACTGCTTAACCCTTCAGCAGCAATTACAATACCACCCAAAGCTCTAACGTTCGGAAACATTTTAGCAAGATCTATGGGATCTATTCCGCCAACCTTTTTCATAACTGCCGCAAAACCATCTGTTTCTACTGTCATTCCATTAAGAGCTGCCGATAATTCATCGGTTGGTTTAAGTAGTGCAGAAACAACGCCCTTCACATTGGTCATGGCTATTGTAGTGGGAACTCCACGTCTGGTTAATTGAGATAACATACCTGCTAATTCTTCAGCAGATCCGCCCACTGTTGAAAATAATGTTGCCACGTTTCCTACAGTTCCAGCCAGTTCGGCAAAGGTTGTCTTTCCTAATTTTGTAGTTGCGAACATTATATCGGCATAGTAATTTGCGTCTTTTGTGGAATCGGCAAAAGAATTCATTAACGTGGTTAAAGCATCAGCGGCAACTCCGGTATCTGTAACACCTGCTTTTGCAGCCATCGCAGAAACTTCTAAAACGTCCATTGCTTCAGCAGCGGGAATACTTGCTGATAAAATATCGTATAAACCTTTAGATAATGCAGTTGTGCTTTCTCCGAATTCTTGACTCATTGAAAGCATGCCTTTTTCAAACTGTTTCATCATCGGCATGGTTTTTTTATTAAGCATTGTAGAAACGTTCGCTAATTCGGCCTCGTATTTTTTCCAGTCAGCAACGCCTTTTAAGACGATTGCGGTTGAGGCTATAAATGCTATTTTAATACTTTTTTGGATTGCTTTAAATGTGGCATCGCTTGCTTTTTTAAAGAGAGTAGTTTTTTTAGTAGCAGAATTTAATCCGGTATCAAACCCCGTCTTATCCAGACCGAGCATAACCATTAGTTTACCAACTATCACAGCATCCCATCCTCTTGTAATTTTCTTACCAATTCGTCGCCGTGCAGTAAATGGGAAGATACTTTCGTGAAACCAAATTCCTTTGCAAGCATTTTTTCAATCCTGGAAAGCGATTTATAATTATACGATTCTTCTTTCCAGCAATCGGACAACTTCCCAAACATTCTCCATGACAATTCAGTTTCAATTCGCTCTATTGTATATGCTGGATAAACCTGCATAAATCTATGATAGAGCACAAAGCTATTTACGACCGCAGGGCTATCTCCACCGCGCTCGTTATCTTCCCTTTGATAAAAGGGCCAAGCCAATCTAATTTATTCTGCACCGCAATTTCTTTTACGATCTCGGTCAATATCCGGATTGAAATATTATCGCCTATCCACGTTTTTGTTACTTTCTTATACTCCGGATTTCTGTATACAAATACCCAATTAAAAAGTGTTGTGATTTCTGTAAAAAGGATATCGCTGTATTCGCCAATTAAATCAGTTACCTCAATTTGAGATACATCAATACCTGTTTTTGCTGAAACCCGATCCATAGTAGCAACTGCTTTAACTGCGAGATCTTTAGCTTGCCGGATAGACATTTCATTTAACAGAAACGTCTTCTCTCCGATGCAAATACGTGTTTGCGATTCTGACAATTTCTTCACCAGTTCTATAGATTTTTTCGTATCCTCGTCCATGATTTTTCACAACCTCCGTTATGTCTGCCTTGGGTAATTCAGTTACTATTCCATCACCACAATCTATAAGTTGCGGTTTATCTATTCTGTACACCTGCATCATCGCTGTTTTATATTCAATCTGTTCTTCAGTGGACGGGATATCATTTAAACTCATAATAATTTCTCTGCTAATATTGGTATCCCCAACTTCTTTCCCGTCTTCTTCGTGCTTCACTATACCGCCGGGAGTACAAACCCATTCGCCATTTACAAGCATCCATTTATCAGTTCTGTTTTCCCAATCTTTAAACCCAAAATCTACCCCAGCAAGAAAGATCGGATTGTATCCCATAAACCGCGCTACTTGAATTGAATTGTTTACAACACAGCCAGAATTAAGTATCTGTGCAGGAATAAAATTATACGCTATCGGCATGACATTCTCAAAAAAATCAAAACCTATCAGCTGATCTTTTGCATCAGCTTCTTTTGCTAAAAGGCTATCGCCTTCAATTTCTTTATGCAGTCTTGAATAATGTAGCATCAAAGAATAAATTTTATCCTCAGGCCATTTGTCGATCATTTCTACCGAAGCGCACGGGTTGGTTACTAATGTCGTGCCTGTCCAGTCAAAATCTTTTAACCAGTTTTGCCATACTTTCTCATGGCAATCGAACACCATTAAATATTCAGGCTTATGCCCGTGATACGCGCAGGTCTGCCCCAATGATTCTGGAGCGAATATATCACCTTTCCAGTCAGAAATCACCGGCCATAGCTTATCAACGCTTTTCCCTGCGCCGATAATAATAGCCGGTTCATCTTTATGACTATTGTGAAATTTATCTAATGTCCACGGCTTCTTTTCATCGATGATCTCGTTAAAGATCTTTTCGTGATTACAAAAAGCCGCCCACACCCACTGCTTTATCCATGATTTAAGAACTCCGTTATTACGTTGTTCTTGGGTTTGACTCATTTTCTCGCCCGTTTTGTATGCCATAGATTAAGCCTCCAACGCGCATTCAAAAAGCTGTTTGCCACGAGCTTTTGTGAGATCTGCAAGAAGCATAAATGTCATTGCAATGCCGCCAAATTCCGTTGCCATATTTATTGCAATATCTGTGGCCCCAATTTTTTTAGCTCGATAACAAGTCCATTGCAAATGCTTTCCATCATCCCGCTCATGAACAATTTTTAACTCAGCTTCAAAGTCTGCACGTTCTCCACCTGCGTAAACCGCTGAACAAGTTGCACTTTGGTTGTATTCTATAATTACAGTATCGCCAGAGGTAATACTTCCACCACTTATTCTTGCAACTCCACCAGTTGAAGAGGTTGAGGTAAAATCAGTCCCTGAAGTATACCCGTCAGGAGCATTTGAAAAATCGCTTTTGAACACCTTGATTGTTCCAGAAACAAATCCAGCCTCAGTAAGAGTTATCGAAGTTTCATCTGTAAGTTCCTGCTCTTCCTGATACCGGAAAGTTGTTGAGGTAGATGCTTTGTAATTCACTGTGTTGATTGTGCTTGGTGTTGCATATCCGGTTGACTGGTCGTAAGCATAACGCATCTGTTCAATAACAAAATCTTGTATCGCAATATCAATCTCGCAAGTTTCACCGGTCTTGTGATTCATAATCACCTGCCCGGTCTGTTCATCTTTTTGAGGCACACTATCTTTATTGTGCCGTATAGTAACCGCTGATTTAGGGCTACCTAAACGCACATTATTCCAATAAACTTGTACTGGTCCAATGGGCTGCATTGCTGCCGCTGCTCTACTCATAAATAGATCTCCTATAGTACACGGCAAAAGATACAACCTTGCCATACACATTAAATTTTTCGTCTTTTCTATCTTGCGGTTCGCGCAATAAAATAGCATGCGCTCCCGTAGTTCCAATTGTCTTGTGATGAAATAACACTTTAATTCGATCAATGATATCTTCATAATCATCGTCTACAGTCCATACATTTATGTTTAGCGTTATCTCAGCAGAAGTATTTATCGCTCCATTTGATGTGTCATAATTCACCGATGCAAAATCAAATACAGTTTCCGGAAATGTTGGCTCATTAGGACATTCAAGAAAATAGGTGTTATACGGATATAAAGAAGGCGCTCCCATTAATGCAAGATATTCTGTATCGTCAGTCATTTGTTTAAGAATGGCTAATTTCAAAGCTTTCATTTAATTACCTTCTTTACTGCCATAGCAAACATTTCTAAAATCTTTTCGTCGTTATCTGCCAATCCCGGACCCATAAAAGGAAACGCTCTTCTGCTTGGAGTTCCAAGTTCAACATCTTCTGCGTAAGCTTCCGATGCACTTACAATCCCGGTTATGTTTGACAACGTTGCTTTCGCTCCCTCTGAATGAATGCTGCCTGTTAAATCTCCACTCCAAGTATAGAACCTATCATCTGCATGAGTTTTACGCTCACTCAGACTTAAATTCTTCCCCCGTTCGTGACTTGCTTTCGCTGACACTTCTATCAGGTTCAAACTTTTTCCCATTGCTGCTGTCAACTCTACCGCTGTCCAATTTTTTATCAACTTTAGATTTGCGATGAACTCTTCCGACCCCTGCAAGCTCATACAATTCCTCCACCGAATATTTTTGACGTTTATAAATTATAAACCCTTGTCCATGCTCCGCTGCTTCAATATGTTTTATCGTCAATTTCCCTGGTAACATTTATCTACCCTCCACTTTATGCGTATAAACCTGCTTATGCCCGTCAAACTTTCTCACATCCATAACCCAATGATAATTAGTTTCTCCCGGTTCATAAACACGATGATCAACTAATACCGACGATGTTAATGGAAAAAATATCAAATGAGTATTTTCAACTACTTCACCTTGTATTTCTTTTTGAAATTTTCCGGACTTCGGGAAAATAAGCACTGTTGAAGTTTCAACAACCGTTGCCGTATTTACAGGATAAACACTCGAAGATAAAATAGTCGCTGTGTAATTTCTTACAATAACAACCGTTCCGTCCTCTAAAAGTTTATCTGTATCATCGCTCCAACTCATTTTCAATCACCTATATATTCAGAATCATCAATACCGAACTCGTCTACATCATAAGCGATTGCGTCTATACTCTCATAAGGTTCATTCTGCGCTTGCTCCATCAAAGAAGCGCGCATTTCATTTAAACTTTTTAAATAGGTTCCCCGGTTTACGCTCTTATCACCAATTTTATAATCACCGATCATGCTGGAATCATCCAGTATGGCTTCAATGCGAATATCAATTTTAGCGATAAGAGCCGCCGGGGTTGCCATTATGCGTTCGCCTTTAAAACATAACGGTTGGTTACTGCGCCACATCCGCCCATGAAACGAGCTTTAAATCTGAAAACAGTATCGTTTTCAAATTCCTTTGTGCTCCCTGCTTTCGCCTGAAGTACCTGCAGAGGGAATACATCGGTATAAACAAACTGTTTCTTGAAATCTCCGTAGAACCATGCTGTCGCAGAAACAAGTGAATCTATATATGATGTTGCCAATGCCTGGGTTCCTGTATACAAGTTATTATTCCCTGCAGGAGCCTGAGCTATAACCGACTGACCGGAATAACAAATCTTATTTGCTGTTCCTCTGAGCGCCATGCCTGTGAGTAAAATCTTTGGAGTAATTGTCATAGGCAGACCGTATTCATCCGTGAACGCTCCGAACAAAGTGTTGGCAGAATCAAGAGCTGTTTCATCATTAAGTATAATGCCGCCAAGGTTGTCGAGCGTATCATCAGAATATGGATCTGCTGAAGAGCTGTTATACAAAGTAGTTGCTGTTCCAGCAGGTCTCCATGAAGCGTTATTACCAGAAACTACTAATCCAAGAACTGCATCCATGATGATTCTTTCCTGTTTGCTCTTTGCAGCCTCTCCGACCATTTTTGCTCTTCTTACCATCTGGCTTGTCTGGTCAAATTTTACCATTTCTTCTGAGAGAGAAATTATTCTACCAAATTTACGGTTGTAAATCTTATGGTATTTTTCAGCAAGAGAACCTTCCTGGTAGGCCATGCTCTCTTCAACTTCCTGCATCTCGGCGTCCTCAGAGAAACCTACAATAGTTTCATCTTTAACACTTGACTGGATTTTT